TACTTCCATCAACGACGATAGTAAGACTCCTAACTTCAAATTCCTCATCTTTTTTTAGATTTAGATCTTCTAATATTACATCTAAAACTTTATCACTTAACATTGTTTTCCCCCTTCAATTTATAAAATTTATAATCTATTATATCGAAAATATCAATTCCTGCTGTCACATGATTTTCTTCGTCGTCCCATACTAATAATTTTTTAAAGTTTAGTGAATCACAATGTTCAATAATAGTTACCCGTTCACAACCTTGCCCGAAATCTACATAAAGTTTTTTGTATTCCTTTAACCTATTCATCGCTTCAAAATATGTTATTTCTTCAAATTGAGTTATTTTTTCAATATCAGATTCTTCTAATATCCATGTAATTTCGCTTGGCGATAATCTATTTACTCCAATTCCGTCATCTGTATACATCGTGCCATCTGACCATTTTAAAACCCCAAAACATTCGTCTGATGTTTCAAAATCTTCATTTTCCCCTATTCCATTACTTTTTAACACTTTTGTTACATAATCTCTAAATTGTTTTGTCATGGTTTCCCCCTTATTTAATATTACCCTTTTCAATACTTTTATAAAATTTATATTCTAACATTTCAAATATATTTATAACGCTACCTTCTTTTTCAAAAGCTTGTGTTCCATCATCTTTAAATATACGTCTTAATAAACAAAAATTTGAATTTACCTTTTCTTTTGTATAAGTGATAAAATGAACATCAATACTACCAGGAAATCTCACAAATGTTTGTTCACAATTTTCTTTTATTCTTTGAATTGCTTCTTCAAATTCAATTCTTTCAAAACCCCTATATACTTTTAACATTTCTTTTTTATTTTTTGTTTTTTTCATATTATCCCGCCTTTTTATTGTTTTATTCCATTTTCATATTACCACTTAGTTTTTTTAGCTTTTCTTTTACTTCTTTTTTTCTATTATTTTCTATCTGTAATTTAACTGAACCTGGTAGTGCTGCAAATTTAACTTCTTTTCCTTGCTGTTCTTCCCATAATTTTATAAAGTTTGACCGCTCAACTGCTATTTTTTCAGATAGGCAAATATCTTTCCAACCAAATCTTTTAACAAGTGTCGAAACTCTTTGATCCATAGAATCTAAAGCTTTTTTAGGTTCGTACATACCGTATTTACCAATTGCTTTTATAACTTGTCCCCAGGCTTCCGATCCAGTAATACTATTGTCGGGGTTTTCTATTTCTGCAACTGCTTGTCTTATTTCTGAAACGGTAGGCATATATTTAGAATCTATTAAAACTTTCTTTAAGGCTAATTCTGTACTTTTATAATTTAAATCTTTAAACATTTCATACCATATCTTTAATCGTGTATCTGTGCTAATCTTTTTTTCAAAATTAGGAAAGAAGCTCATTATTACTTCTGTTATAACAATAAATTCTTTTTTATTCATCTTTTAAAAACCCCCCATATCTTTTTTCATGTATTCTTTTCTCTTGTTCCTTAGTTTTTTTCGTGTTGCCACTTTCATATTGTCGTTCTAATGCTTTGACATAATTATTACTGTTTTTTATTAACCAGTCAAAAGTTGCATTCCAATTATTTTTATTATCCCCTAACATAAAATCTTGTTCTTCTACTGCAATAAATAATTCTTCCCATTTTTCTAAGCTATCTAAATTTTCCTTCCACCTAACTTTAATATTTGTTTTTCTCTTTTTAGTTAATGATCTGACAGAAGGAATTAAATCACCTAATATGTCATTATATAAATCAACAATTTTTTCATAAGGAATTTTATTTTTTTTAAAATCAACATCAACAATAGGTACTTCTTTATTCTTATCATTCTTATCATTCTTAACATTCTTTAAGTTCTTTACATTCTTGTTTGTGGTTACTCGTTGGTTATCTGGCTGGTTACTTGTTGGTTGCTCGTTGGTTATTTGTTGGTTATTCTGTTGGTTACTTTCTTTTTCGTTTTCTTGATAGTTACTGTAATTAACTACCTTTATTAAGGTATATTTGTTGGTTGTTTTGATGGTTATTTCGTTGGTTGATTTTAACTTATTTAAAGATGTTCTTACTTGTTGACGTGTAATTCCGTTGGTTGCTGCTAATTTATCTTGACTTGTTATTAACTCGCCACGATTTACTTCAATTCCACGCCATTTTTTACTTTTGTGATTGGCCATTAGTATTAAATGAAAAAATATTTTAAAGGTATTTTCATCTGTATACCATTCCCATTTAGTTATTCGCCTATGAAACTTTACCCACCCTTGCATTTATTAATCACCCACTTAATCAACTCCTTTTCTTATTCTGTGATTTTTAATACTTTAAGTAAATTTTCTTTATTTGGTTTAGTAACGTCCATTTCCCAATGACGGTATGATGACAAAGAAACATTAAACATTTTCGCCATATCAGTTTGTGTCATATTTTTGTTATTTCTATATTGTTGAAGTTTTACGCCAATTTTTATTGTACTCATTATTTCACCTTCCCTTCTCTTTCTCTTACTAATCCTTATTCTACTACTCGTTCGAAGATAAAGCAAGATATTTATTTAAAAAGGCCCGTCTAATAATTCAATTTTCAAACCTTCTTTAGCAGCATATGTTTGAATATTTACTAGAGAAGATATATCTTTAATAAATTCTTCTTCATTACTGTTGCGATCTGATAAATGTAGTAACACTATATTATATGTCCTGGATAGATCATTAACCTTTAAAAATTCTTTTACATTCTCTAAACCAAAATGTGATTTAATAACTCTTTCTTTTTGTTTAAAATGCAACAATTCATTTTCAACATTACTTTCCAATATTGGTAGCGAATAATTACATTCAATCAGAATATGATTAACACCAGGGAATTGATTATTTAAATAATAAGTGTCTGTTGCAAATAATAAGATACCTAAATCTTTGTGTCTGATCAAATAACCTAGTGGATCATTGCAATCATGATTCACACCAAATGGAACTATATCAAAACCACCGATCTTATATCTTTTGTTTTTTATAAATGTTTTTAATCTATGGTGCGATAGACCTAATGCTTCAAAAGTACCTTTAGATGAATATAGATTAATTCCACTATCAAGAAATTTTTGTGCATATTTTGAATGATCACCATGTTCATGAGTGATTAAACACCCCTGGACACTTCTTAAATTAAAATATAAAGCTTTTTTTACTTCTTTAATATTAATACCTGCTTCTATAATCAAACTCTCTTTACCATTGGTGAGAAGGTAGCAGTTTCCTTTTGAACTACTACCCAGTACTTTTAAGATCATTTAATCACCCCTAATTAAAAATCACGTTCATCTTCTGCTTCTGCTGCTAATATTTCCATTTTTTCTTCATCTGTTAAATCGCCATCTTCTACATCTTCATCTACCGTATCAAACGTTATTGGTTTGCCGGTGTTAGCTTCTGTATCTATTTGTTTATTTGTATTATCGAAACCACTTTCTAAAGTCCGATTATAAGCACCAACCAATATATCACTATCATCAGAAGTATTAACGTAATATTTAACAGCTCTATTAATTACCGTTTTTAAAGCCATTTGATCTGGAAAGTTTTTATGCGCTGGGCTTTTACCATATCCACTTCCCATGTTCCATGCAGCTCTAACTTGGACCATGTTCATTATTTCTAAGTGATCACCCATTGAATTTTTTGTTTTAATCAAAGTATAAACACCTAATATTTTATTGTTATCAATATTTTCAAGTTTTTGTTCATGTTTAATTATTTTTTTCTTACCAGTTTCGTTGTCTATTTCATATACAAAATTATCGCCTTCATAAATCACATTTGAAGCTATGTCTATAACTTCATTTAATCTTTTAGCAACGGCCATTGATCCAAAATAAGAAGAATCTAAACATAACTTCTTACCACGAACTATGAAGTAACATTGTTTCTTAGCTGGTGACAATCCTTGAATAACCATATCTAATAAAGCATTTGCAATTGAATTTTTGGTGCAAACTTCTAAAGCAAATTTTTTATTTGAATCTTTTGTTCCTTGTAATACTAACCATGCTGATTTTAAAGCATTATCAATTGAATAATTATCTGGTATATTCAACGTTTTGTTTTCTTTAAATTCTTTTATTTTTACCGTTATAACATCAACAACATCTTCTTTAATTACATTTAATTCAGTACTCATTATATTACCCCCAACTCTGTGCCATGATCGGCCACATATAATTCTATTTTTTGACTTTCACTTTCTTTGATCTTATTAATACTCTCTGCATTATCAATAAATATTGGTGCCTTAAAGTTAAAATGTTTAGTTAAAACGTTTATGATCTCTATTCCTGCATTGATCTTACCAGCATTATTAGCACTATCAAAAGGGACTAATATTCCTTTTTCATTTCTTACTAACGCTGTGCATACTTCATTAAGTCCACCATTTACTTGATTTTCAAATAATTTAAATTGAACGATATCTTTCCCAAAATGATCATTAATTAATTGTTCTAAATAGTCAGCTTGTGTTCTTTCAAAATCTTCAACTAAAAATTCTTTCTTTTCTAACTCTACAATTTTATCTACTAATTCTTTTTCTTCTTTTAACAATTCTTTAATACGGTTTTTGCTTCTTTCATTCATTTTAAAGTTATTAATTTTATCTTTGAAACCGTCAATTTCTTTTCTAAACCCTTTAATTTTTTCTTTTAATTTATCATTTAAAGATTCGTCCACTTCTGTAATCTGTTCTTTTAATTTTTTAATATCTTTTTCAATAGTTTTATATTCCTTGTTTGGTTTAAAAACTTCTTTTTCTGCTTCTTCTAATGATATTTTAGAATCTTCTATTTTTTTATCAGCAGCCATAAGATCATTAACCAATTTTTCCATGTCAATTTTCAATTGGGCATGTTCTTTTTCTAAATTTTCTTTTTCTTTTTTTATTTTAACGCCTTTTTTATTAAGATCATTCTTCTTTTTAATTATTGATTCTTTTTCTTTTAACTTGTTTTTCTTTAAGGTTGCTACAATTTCTTGCTGTTTCGCTTTAATATCTTCTTCTGGTAAATTTTGGCCACACGTTGGACATGCAGCGTCAATAGTAATTTCTTCTGTATTAATATCATCTTCAAAGTTTTTAAGATCAATTTTCAAAGTATCATATTCTTTTCTTAATTGCATTAACTGATCTTCATACTCATCAATCATTGGTATAGCAGCTTTCATTTTTTTAATTTTTCTATCTCTGTCTTTTTCAATATCAATTATTTCATTATCAAAATCTTTAACTTCGTTTCGTTTCAATCTCTTTTTTTCTGAATTTTCTTCTTCAAATTTATATCTAAATTGATTTAATTTCGCGTCGTTATCATAGATTTGTTTAGTTACTTTATTATTTTTTTCATAAACACCGCTGCTATCAATCATTTCACTTTCAAGCTTTTTGATTTTATCTTCTGATCCGTCGATCCTTCCTTGATAAAATGATTTATTGTTTTCCATCTCAATTAAATTATTTGTTAATTCATCAACGCGCGGTGGAATATCTTTTAACTGTTTCTTATATTTTTTCTTTTCATATGCAACCGCATTTTTCATATCATCAAAAGAATCATACTTAATTAAATAATCTTTTAATTCAAGAAGGTTCTTATTAGAATCCATTATCTGTTCCTGGTCTACTGATCCGACAATATCTTGAAGTATTTTTCTTCTATCGGTCCAATGCGTTACTGTATTAAAATAAAACGGATCCGTTAATAACTTAAATATATCTTCTTTAATCAATCCAGTAATTGTGGTATCATATTCACTTTTTTTCTTTGGTGCATTGTTGATGAAAAAATCTGTTGTATGTCCGGAAAAGACTGAATCTTTTTGACCGCGTGGCTTTACCCATTTTTCAGTAAATATCTTTTTGAGTATCAGATCATCTTTATCAATTTTTAATTTCGCTTCAACTATTGTTTCAAGGTGGTGGATCTCATTTCCTAATTCATCTTGTGGTTTAATATCAAACGTGCTTTTGTAATTAGAATCTTTATCAAATAATACATATGTGAAAGCGTCAAATAAAGAAGTCTTTCCACTTTCATTTTCACCTTCAATTTTAGTGTTTTGTTTAAACTTAATTGTTCTTTCTTTAAACCCCTTGAAGTTTTTCATTCTTATTTCTTCTAATAATATTTTCATGTTTTTTCCCCTTTCTAAAAATTAAGTTACGTCATTTAATTGATCAAGCGTTTTATTCAGCAATTTACATAATTCTATTTGCTTCTTTCTTGACGGATAATATTTCCCATTGATCCAGCGGCTGATCGTGTTTTCCGAAACGCCCATTTTTTCAGCTAACCATTTTTGACTTTTATCAATATCAATCAAAGCTTTCTTTAGTCCTTTCATATTGTTTTCCCCCTTCCTATATTGTGTATTAATTTAACTTGTGTGTATATTATATCACATTCAGCGTAGATTTCAAGGGTTTTTATAAAATAAAAAAAGGCCCTATGAAGGCCTTTAAAAACTTATTCATCTGTATTTTTTATAGAGTCAAGGTTGTTCCCGTTCCTTAAATATTGTTTTAATTCTACCACCGCCAATTCAATTATATTGTCAATTTCTTTTTTACTGAAAAATATAGTTATAATTAAAGGAAGTCTGTGATAAAATTTATCTATTACATGTCCGTATTTATAAACCCCGGACTTATCACCTAGTTTCTTTTCTGCTTCTGCAACAAGCCAATAAATAGCAAATTTAACTTGCTTTCGTTTGCCATTTTTCCATAGTGATACTGAAACCACCAGGAATATTAATATGATAACAATGTTTAACCAATAATTAATGATAAATTGTTCCATTTAATTACACCCCTTTCAATTTATTATTTATAATAACCAATCCTTCGATCACTTGATCTAAAGCTTTTGTGATATCAGATTGTTTTGTTG